GCGCGTTCTGGGCGACCGTCCTCCCGCTCACCGCCGCCGACGCGTGCGACGCGTGCGAGGACGACCACGCGTCGATCGTCCTCGCCGATAGCGCCGTGGTCTGCGCCCGTGAGGGGGCCGACCGATGAGCACCGTCACCCGCCACAGCATCACGACCGCGCATCACCCGCTCCCCGCCCCGTGCGACCACTGCGCCGCCGTCGCGCCGCTGTTCCGCACCGCTGGCGACTGGATCTGCGCGCCGTGCCATGGATGGACGCCCGCCGACGCTGCCGCCGCCGCTCGACAGTTCCCGCGCATCCCGTGCCCCGACTGCGAGCCCGCCGAGCACGCCGCATGGGCCGCTGCCGCCCGTGCCCGCGCCGCTGAGGTGATCGACCGATGAGCGACCCCCTGGCACCGCCGCCCCCCGCCCCCGTCACCCCTGGCGAGTGGTGGTGGTACGTCGACTACCCCGACTACGTCGCGCCCTGGCCCGACCGCTGGGACGACGATGGCGACCCCGTGGCACCCTGTGGCCGCGTGGGCGCTGGCGACATCGCCCCCGCCGCCGTCGACACTGTCCTGGGCGCCACTGTCTGCCGCCGCTGCGCCGAGTACGTGCAGCAGCAGCACTCACCCCGTAGGCGCACCCGATGAGCGCGCGCGTCACGTGGACACCGCCCCGCCTCGCCTGTCCCGACTGCGAGTGCTCCGCCCCGTCCCCGCACTGGGCGATCGAGGAGCAGGGCGCCCGCTGCCCGCACTGCGCCGCGATCATCGCCCTGTCCGATATCGACGTCGTCGACTGGTGACCACCGCGCCCCCCTCCACCGCGAGGGGGCGCACCCGTACCCGCCCCTGCCCCCACGTGACCCCACCGTGAGGGCAGGGGCGCCCCCATGCCGTGGCGCCCTGCCAACCGCGCGCGAACCGCCGCCCCTCCCAGGGACAAGGGGCCGCGAGCCCCCACCGCGCAGGGCGCCACACCCCGAACACCCCACACCGGGGACACCACCACGACCCCGAGAGAGGAGGAACACCCCATGCGCCGAATCGCCAACAGCATCAACGGCCTCACCGGACGCGCCATCCGACGCGCCCGAGGCGGAGCCAGCGGCAACACCAGCCGCGCCGCATCCGCCACCGGAGGGTCCAGCGGCAACAGCCGATGACCCCTCACCGCGGACGGAACCACCCCGGCAAGACGCCGGGGCCGTCCGCGGACCACCACCTGATCCCAAGACGGGAGAACCTCATGGCCACGGAAACCCAACGCCGCAAGACCGCCGCTGAGAAGCGCGCTGAAGCCCTCGAACTCCGCGCCATGGGCTACTCCTACCAGCAGGTCGCTGACGAGGTCGGCTACGCGTCGAAGGGCGCGGCCCACAAGGCGGTCGCTCAGGCGCTGCGCGACATCCCTCGGGAGCAGGCGGAGCAGGCTCGGGAACTGGAACTCGGTCGTCTGGACGAGATGCAGATGGCGTCGATGAACGCGGCGATGGCCGGTGACCTGTTCGCGATCGACCGGGTCGTGAAGATCATCGAGTCGCGGGCGAAGCTGCTGGGCCTGTACAACCTGCCGGACAACAGCGATCCGGGGGCGGAGCAGGCGAAGGCGGCGCTGCTGGGCTTCCTGCAGATCGCGACGGAGGTCGCGGCCCCGAAGGTGGAGCCGCTGCCCGACGCGGAGGACGCATCGTGACCCCGGCGCCGATGTTCTACGACCCTGTCGGCCCGTGGCACCGCTGGTTCGCCTGGCGCCCGGTCGACACCATCACGCACGGCTGGAAGTGGCTCCGCATGGTGGAGCGTCGCCGGATCCAGTCGAAGCTGCACCTGCCCGGCCCGATCGACCAGGGCTGGCAGTACCGGACTCCCGGTGGCGCTCAGTAGGAAGCAGGTTCACGCGGTTGGCGCGTCGACGGGGCGCGTGAACCTGTGGGACGGCGCGGTGCGGTCCGGGAAGACGTTCAGCAGCATCCTGCGGTTCCTCGCGGCGGTCGCTCAGGCGTCGACGTACGGCGAGCTGGTCATCGTGGGGAAGAACAAGGACTCGATCTACCGGAACTTCTTCGCCCCGATCGAGAACCTGCCGGAGCTGGCGTTCATCGCGTCGCAGGTGAAGTACCGGCAGGGCGCGGCCACAGCCCGGATCCTCGGGCGCCGCGTCAACGTGATCGGCGCGAACGACTCCAAGGCCGAGTCCCGCATCCGCGGCATGACCGTCGTCGCCGCCTACGTGGACGAGGTCACGGTCATCCCGGAGGAGTTCTTCAAGCAGATGCTCGCGCGCATGTCCGCGCCGGGCGCGCAGCTGTTCGGGACGACCAACCCGGACGCCCCGATGCACTGGCTGAAGAAGAACTACCTCGACCGGCTCGACGACCTCCCCGACTGGCGGTACTTCCAGTTCCAGCTCGACGACAACCCCACGTTGACGGAGGAGTACAAGACCTCCCTGAAGCGGGAGTACACGGGCCTCTGGTACGACCGGTTCATCCTGGGGAAGTGGGTCGCTGCGGAGGGCGCGATCTTCAAGCACCTCGACCCGGACGTCGGCGGGCGGCATGTCATCCGCTGGGAGGACTGCCCGCCGCTCGCGCGCGTGTTCGGCGTCGGCATCGACTACGGCACCACGAACCCGACGTCGGCGATCATGCTCGCCCTCACCGCCGAGCCGTCGCCACGGCTGGTGCTGCTGGACGAGTGGAAGTCGGAGCCGTCCGAGTCGCACACCCTCACCGACGCCGAGCAGTCGAAGCGGATCCGCGGCTTCCTCGCCGCGCCGCATCATCAGCGGCACGGCAGGGTCGACGTCCCGTACGTGGTCGTGGACCCTGCGGCGGCGTCGCTGAAGCTGCAGCTCGTGCAGGACAAGGTGCCCGGCGTCACCGACGCGGACAACACCGTGCAGCACGGCATCCAGCTCGTCGCAACCCTGTTGGAGACGAACCAGCTCCTGATCACGGACCGCTGCGCGGGCTGGATCGAGGAGGCCCCCGGATACGTCTGGGACCCGAAGGAGACGGAGAAGGGCCACGACGCCCCGGTCAAGGCCGACGACCACTCCCTCGACGCGGCCCGCTACATCATCACGACCACGGAGCCGCTATGGCGCCCGTACCTGCAACTACTCGACGAGGAGGGCCAGAATGCTGCCTGACCGTGACACGGCCTGGCCCCCGAAGGACCTGACCCCTGTGCTGCATGTCGCCGAGGTGCATGACGCGTGGCTGGTCGGCAACCCGGAGCGGCTGTCGCAGATTTACGGCGGCTTCGCCGCGAACGCGCAGGAGTGGGACATGGTCTCGCAGACCCGCGCGCACGGCATCCGCAACCTGGGTGCACGGCTCGCGTCGTCGTTCTGGGGCCGGAAGCAGCCCGCCCGCGAGGCACGCACTCGCCTGCATGTCCCGATCGCGACGGACATCGCAGAGGTCAGCGCCGGTCTGCTGTTCGGCGACCGTCCCACGTTCATGATGGACGGCTCGACCCGCCTGTCGAGCGTGCTGAACGACATGTTCATGTCGGACACGGCGGTGCAGCGCTTCAACCGCTCCGCCACGATGCAGTCCGCGCTCGGCGGCACGTATCTGCGGTGGGTCATCGACCGTGAGCGTGGCCTGTTCTTCACCGAGCACGACGTGGACACGGCGGTGCCGGAGTGGGAGCACGGCAGGCTCGCCGCGGTCACGTTCTGGCGGGAACTGTCCCGTGACGGGAACGTGGTGTGGCGGCATCTGGAACGGCACGAGCCGGGGATGATCGAGCACGGCGTGTACCGCGGCACCGGGGCGAACCTCGGCGTCCGGCATGACCTCGCGTCCCGGTCGGAGCTGGACCAGCAGTCGCAGAACACGCTGGACCAGATCGCGGCGTCCACGATCGACGGTGACGTCATCCCGACCGGGCTGGACCGGCTCACCGCGATGTACGCCCCGAACAAGACCCCGAACTTGGAGTTCCGCAACCGGGGCGCGCTCGCGTTCCACGGACGCTCCGACTACGCGACGGCGGAGGACATCTTCGACCAGATCGACGAGGCGTACTCGTCGTGGATGCGGGACGTGCGTCTCGCGAAGGGTCGCCTGATCGTCCCGTCGGCGTGGACGCAGAACCTCGGCCCCGGCAAGGGCTCGTCGTTCGACGAGGACCAGGAGATTTTCCAGTCCGTCGACATGCTCGGGAAGGGCGTCACGGAGGGCACAGCGTTCAACGCGACGCAGTTCAGCATCCGGCACGAGGCGCACCGCGCCACGATCGAGGAGCTGACCCGCACCGCGCTGCGCCGTGCCGGGCTGTCCCCGGCCACGTTCGGTGACGACGCGATCCCGGTGCAGATCACGGCGACGCAGACCATCGCCCGCGAGAAGGTGTCGAAGCGCACCAGGGCGACGAAGATCCGCAACTGGACGTCGGAGCTGCAGGAGTTCGCGGTCACGGGCCTGCTGCTGCAGCGCGAGCACTTCGGTGGGCTCCCCACCCCGGACGGCCTGCCGACGATCGAGTTCGCGCAGGAGGCGCAGGCGGATCAGGAGTCCCTGGCCCGCACTGCTGGGCTGCTGCGCTCGGCGGAGGCCGCGTCGACCGAGACGGTCGTGCGTCTGGTGAACCCGGACGCGGACGAGGAGTGGATCAGCGCCGAGGTGCAGCGGATCCAGGACGACAAGGGCGCCACGGTCGAGGACCCGACCGTGGGCTCGGGCCGCTGGGGCGTGTGAGGCGGTGACGCATGGCTCGCCGTCCTGTCCCTGACCCGGAATGGCCCGCGATCCTCGAAGCGATCATCACGGACACCACCGGGGTGTTCGCCGCCGTGGAGGAACGCCTGGTCCACACTGTCGCCCGCGAACTGCGGGTGCTCGATCTGTCGGAGAACCAGGCGCGTCTGGACTCTCTGGCTCGGCTGCGCCTTGCCGGTGAGGACGCGGCCCGTGAGGTGCGCGAGGAGACGGGGCCACTCGCTGAGAAGGTCATCTCCCGCGCCCTCACGTCCGGGGAGTCGTTCGCTGAGGCGTGGGTCCGGTCCCTGCTCGGCGCCGTCCCTGGCACACAGCTGGTGCATGGCGCGCTCGCGTCGGCGCTGCTGGTCCAGGATCTGCACAACCGGTTCGACGACGTCACGAAGCGGATCCTGCGCTGGCCGGAGGACGTGTACCGCGACGTCATCTCGAAGACCACGCCGGGACTGCTGCTCGGCATGGACACGGGCAGGCAGGCGCAGGCGCGGGCGTGGCGGGAGCTGCGCCGCCGCGGCGTGACGGGGTTCGTCGACAAGGCGGACCGGCGCTGGAACCTCGCGACCTACGTCGAGATGGCGACCAGGACGGCGTCGCATCGCGCGTTCACGGACTCGAACCTCGCGACCCTCGGCTCGTTCGGCATCGACCTGGTCACTGCGGTGGGCGGGAAGGGGCAGTGCGAGGCGTGCGGGCGCTGGGTCGGGCAGGTCATGTCCCAGACCGGGACGGGCGCCCGAGTGCTGCAGGCGGAGCACTCGACCCGGGACGGCGTGTACGTGACGGTGCGGGTGAAGGGCTCGGTCGACGACGCGATCGCTGACGGGTTCATGCACCCGAACTGCCGCCACACCCTCGTCGGCTACTTCCCGGGCCTGAACAACGACACCGGGGAGCCGTGGACGCAGGAGGCGGAGGACGCACAGGCCGGGCTGCGCGCCTTGGAGGTCGAGGTGCGCAAGGCGAAGCGGGACCTCGCCGGGGCGCTGAACACCGACGAGGAGAAGGCCGCTCGGCGCCGTGTCCGCGAGATGCAGGCACGGATCCGGGAGCACATCGACGAGACGGGCGAGCCGCGCCGCCGTGAGCGCGAGCAACTGAACTACGGGCACCGCATGGGTGCCCGGTAACCGATGGAGGAAGACCCTCATGACCCACAAGACCACGACCGCTCACCCGACCGCTGTGCTGCGCCCTGGAGCGATGCACGGTCCCGCGGCGCTGCAGGCGCTCGGCCTGGTCCGGTTCGCCGACGACCCGGGCGCGCAGGGCACGGCGCCCGCCGAGCAGGCACCCGCCCCTGCGGGTGAATCCGCTGGTGGCGACGGCGAGCACGGCGGGGAGCAGCAGACCGCGAAGGCCCTCGCCGACCTTGGCGAGGACTGGCAGATGTCGGACCTGCCCGAGCCGGTGCAGGAGTACATCCGCAGCGTCCGCGCGGAGGCGAAGAAGGACCGCACCACGCAGCAGGAGAACGCGGCGCAGAAGGCGCGCGACGAGCAGCTGCAGAAGGTCGCGGTCGCCCTCGGCCTCGCCGACGAGAAGCCCACCGAGGAGACGCTGAACGAGACGATCAGCGGCCTCACCACAGACCTCGCGGCTGCGCAGGAGCGCGTCGCGCAGTTCGAGCGGCGTGACGCGATCACGACCGCCGCCGACGCCGTCAAGGTCAACGCCCAGGCGGCGCTGGCCCTGAAGGACACCGACGCCGCGCTCGCGGACGTCGACCTCAACGACTCGAAGGCCGTGCAGGACGCACTGCTGAAGGTCGCTGACCAGCACCCGCACATCAAGGTCGCCTCGACGGTGGATCAGAGCGGCGGGGACTTCCAGAACGGGTCCGGGCGCAAGCCGTCCGACCCGAAGGATCTGCACGCAGCCGTCGGGTCCTACTACCAGTAACCCCCACCACCTGAAAGGACGGCATCATGCCGGTCACTCTCGAACAGGCCAAGCAGAACACGCAGGCCGCGTACGCCCCCTTCGTCATCGACGAGTTCGTCAAGACGGCGCCCATGCTCGGCGCGCTCACCTTCGACGACGCTGTCTCCCCCACCGGGGGCTCCACCCTCGTGTACGGCTACCGTCGACTGGTCTCCCAGGCCGGTGCGGCGTTCCGTGCGATCAACACCGAGTACAAGCCCTCCGAGGTCACCACCGAGCAGGTGTTCACCGAGCTGAAGCCGCTCGGCGGCTCCTTCCAGGTGGACCGGATCCTCGACGGTCTCGGCCCGGCCCAGTCCGGTGAGGTCACGCTGCAGATGCAGCAGAAGATCAAGGGCGCGGGCGCGTTCTTCAACGACGCCGTCATCAACGGCGACACCGCCGTGGACGAGGACTCCTTCGAGGGCCTGTCCACGATGCTCGCCGGGTCGAACACCGAGTTCGACATGTCGACGGCGCCGGGCGGCGACTGGGGCGCGGTCACCGACCGTGCCGCGGGCATCGCCGTGAACAAGGCGCTGCGCAAGGTCATCGCGAAGATGGACGGGCGCCCCGACATGCTCCTCATGAACGAGGACGCGATCGCGGCGCTGCAGGCCGTCGCCGACTACACCCAGCAGCTCACCGAGCTGACCCGGTGGGGCCAGACCATCACCGCATGGAACGGCATCCCGCTGATCGACATGGGCGAGAAGGCCGGTTCCGGCGACCTCGCGATCCCCACCGACGAGGACGGCACCACGGACGTGTACGCGATCCGTCTCGGCCTCGACGGCTTCCACGCCGCGTCCACCATCGGCGGGAACATCCTCCGCACCTGGCTCCCGAACTTCTCCACGCCCGGCGCGGTGAAGACCGGCGAGGTGGAGCTGGGGCCGATCGCCCCGGTCTTGAAGTCCACCAAGGCCGCTGCGGTCCTGCGTGACGTGAAGGTCGGCTGACCATGGCTGATCCCCGCGATTACGTGAACCCCACGGTGGTCGGCACGCCCCTTCGGGATGGCGCTGTCGACCCCCGTGAGGGGGACTTCCTCGGTCCCCTGAACGCTGGCCTGGCGGGCGAGGACGGCAACCCGCACGGCATCAACGTCGTCTCTCCGCAGATCCATGCGAGCGACGGCATCCGCCCCGTCCGGCCCGGCGCCGTGTCCGCTGACGCGGCGCAGCAGGACGCGGACGAGAAGGACCACCTGAAGCAGCACCTCGGCATCGAGCCCGATCCCGATCCCGAGCCGGACCCCACCGACCCGGAGGACCCGGGCGACGAGGAGGAGGAGTGACCATGGCGAAGATCATCGCCCCCAACCAGAAGTTCACCGGCAAGCGTGCCGGTGTCGCGTTCGTCGACGGGAAGGCGGACACCGACGACGAGTCGGCGATCCGCTACTTCGCGAAGCACGGCTACAAGGTGGAGGGGAAGGCCAAGAAGGCCGCTCCGAAGCCGCCGCCCGCGAAGCCCGAGGACCCGGCCACGGACCCGCTCGCGGGCCTGAACGTCGAGGAGCTGCGCGCGCACGCCGCGGAGAACGACATCGACCTCGGCGGCGCCCGCACGAAGGCGGAGATTCGCGACGCGATCGCCGCCGCGGCGCCGGTCGCGGACTCCCCCGCCGACGCCTGATCGAGGAGGGGTCGTGCGCAACTACATCACCGCCGACCGGGCGAAGAAGTGGGACGTCGACCCCGAGGACACGCACCTGTGCGAGTCGGCGTCCGCGATGATCGACCACCTCACGAAGGGCGCGATCTACGACACGGACGCCGACGGCTACCCGACCGGTGACCTGCGGGACGTGTTCGACGCGGCGGCGTGCGCCCAGGCGCAGTGGAGCGGTGACCTGCCCAAGACGGGCGGTGACTCCCTCGCCGGGGGCACGTCGTTCATGTCGCTGACCCTGCCGGGCTCGGGCTCGCGCAGCGTCGGAGAGGTGATGGAGACGCGCGTGGCGCCGGAGGCGTTCACGATCCTGTCGGCCCACAACCTGCTGTTCAACGCCCCGTCGGCTGGCGGGTGGTCCCGGTGAAGCGGATCCCGTCGCGGCTGACGCCGCACACGGTGCACGTGGAGCCGGTGCTGCCCGCCGACTTCGGGGCGCCGGAGCGGTTCGGGCCGATGCAGAAGGTCGAGGCCGTGCAGGTCGTCGACCGGGATCTGCGGGAGGTCGTCGCGTCGGGCGCGATCGAGGTCGTGTCCTCGGCGCGGGTCGGTGGGAACGCTGGCCCGGAGGACTACATCTTCAAGGCCGGGGACCGGGTGACGCTGTGGAAGGACGAGCCGCGCGAGCGGGTCGAGACGGTCAAGAGCGTCGAGTACGGCGCCCAGACCGATCGGGTCCCTCCACAGCAGATCGCGACCCTGTCGTGAGAGGAGGACGGTCATGAACAGCTTCGGCATGACGTGGCGCGGCCCGGAAATCGCGGCACGGGTGCAGGGCGCGAAGCGTCAGGCGCTCGGGAAGGGTGCGGCGCTGCTCCTGGCCCGCACCATCCCGGACGTGCCCCTGCAGGACGGGCCGCTGTCGGACTCGGGCGCGATCGACGTCGACGACGAGGCCGCGTCGGTGTACTTCGACACCCCGTACGCGGTGCGACAGCACGAGGAACTCGGCTACCAGCACCCCAAGCGCGGCAAGGCGAAGTACCTCGAATCCCACGTCGTGGAGGACCAGGGCATCGTGTCTCAGGTCGTGGCGGCGGAGGTGCGACGTGCTCTCGGATGAGGCCCTGTCGCGCCACCTCGCCGAGCTGCTCGCCGACGCGGGCATCGGCGCCACCACGCCCACGCCGGGCGCTCCGCTCATCGCAGCGAAGCGCGTCCCGGCCACCCCGGACGTCGCGATCGGCGTCACGGTCTACCTCGCCACGGACTCGCTGCTGACGCACACGCGCCGGGCACAGTTCCGGTTCCGCGGCGCCCCGAACGACCCGTTCGGCCCGGACCGCATCGCAGATCAGGTGTTCCGCCTGCTCCACATGCGCCATCACGACGGCCACGTCTCCCGCATCAGCCGGGAGTCCATCGCGTCGCTCGGGATGGACGGCAACAAGCGCGACGAGCGCACCGACAACTACGAAATCACTCTGAACACCGGAGGTTCCGCATCATGACCCAGACCCCTCTGCCCCCCTACGATCCGGCTCTGCCGCAGACCAACTTCGGGTACTCCTACGAGTACGGCGTCGACATCCTGCTCCCCGCTGCGGCGGAGGAGGAGGAGAAGTGGCAGCCGTTCCGGCGCGTGACTGGCGTCGACCCGACCGCCCCGCCGATCACCACGGAGGCCGCGACCTACGACGACAAGGGCTCCCCGAACGCGCCGAAGATCGGCGAGTCGTGGGCGCTGAACTTCCAGGTCCAGGTCCAGCGGCACCCCGCCACGGGCCTGTACCTCCCCGAGGTGGAGCGCCTGATGGACCTCGCCGACCCGAACGCGGTCGGGAACCTCGCCATCGGCGACTTCCGCTGGTACGACAAGCCCCGCGCGGGCGAGCCGAACCCGGACGACGCCTACCAGGGCAAGGGCACCGTGCAGATCAGCCGCGGCCAGACCGGCAACGACGGCGTCGGCCAGTGGACGGTGGCGGTCACCGGCCTCGGCCCGCGCACCCGCATCAACAACCCGTTCTCCTCGTGGGTCGGCGCTGAGGCGACCGAGCCCGACGACGAGACCGGCGCCTGAGAAGGAGTCAGCAACCCATGGTGAAGGATCTCTCCGCCTTCGCGGCCCCGGCCTTGGACATCGCTCTGAGGCCGGGCCGGAAGGTCACTATCTACCCCCCGTCCGTG